CACGGTAGCGTCCGTTGCTGCCGAAAGACGCGCAAGCAGATTCATAACCTTCTGCGCTTCGCTGCCATCGTTCTGATCTTTGAAGTCGGCGGCAGCGTTGAGGGTATCAACTGCGATGAGCACCAGCCCACAATCGAATTGCTCTTGCAGTTCATGCTTCATGCGCTGGCAGAAGTTAAACATCTTGTCGTAGGCATCGTCCGCCGATAGCCGTGGCACATTGGTAATCCACTTGAACGGCAGCCGCTTCATGTCCTCACCGATTTCAGTGAACCACGGCGCGATTTTAGCCTTGCGTAATCCCTCCCAGCGCTTGCGGACCTGTGACGGCGCCTCTGCCGCGAACAGGATCACACCGCCAACTTGGTCAACTGGTTTGTTTGCAAAGTCGCGTTGCAGAATCAGACACTGCACCAGATCGAGCACGGCAAACGTCTTGCCCATGCCGGACTGGCCGGCCATCAGCCCAACGCCCATCTTGGGGACAATGCCCTTGACCAGCCAGCCTTGCGGCGGCGTTTCATCCGGGTCGCCTTCCCACTGGCCTTTGTATTCGTCCGCCATCCACGGCTTGTCATGGCCGTTGGCTTTGCGCGCCCATGAAATGTCAGGCTTGTCGTGCCGCGAATTCTTTTCGACGTAAGGCCGGATTTCTTTAGCCATGCAGGAAGTCGGCGAAGTCGTAACCTTCGTCCTCCGGCGTTCTGATGATTGCGGTGCGCCCGGCCTCGACAAAGCGCGAATAGCACTGCTCTGCCGCGTAGAGGCCGGCAGCGTCGTTATCGGCCCAGATGCAGATGCCGCCTAGCCCGAATATCACCGGGAATGACTGGATGGCGCCGGCGCTACCTACCGCCCAGATCGGTTTGATGCCAGACGCCAGCAACGCCAGACCCGTTTCAAGGCCTTCGCAGATATTGAGACAGTCGCAGGTTGCCAGATCACTGGCGAATGTTTCGGCCCTACTGGTCAGCTTCATAGCGCAGCCACCGACCGGGCCGAGCATCATGGCGCAGTCTTTTGTGGCGTCCTTGGTCAGGAACAGCCGGTGTATGGCTTTCGGTCTGTCCGTTTCATCGTCGCGGAACAGCGCAATCAACGCCGGCTGTTTGCCATTGCCGCGCGGGCAATGCGGGTGAAAGCGAACATCAGCGACATCGTAAGGCAGCGCCAGATCACGGCCGCGCAGATACCGCTCCCCGGCTGTCGAATAGGACGACACCGTTTCTCGCCAGATTTTCAGCGCCAGATCGGACGCCGGCGCCGCCAGCGGCCTGTTCTCGTAGTGCTTGGCCCACTTGCGCGCATCGACCATTTCGTAGCCGGGAGTCTCGCGGCTGTCGTTATCGAGGCGACAGCGTTCCCTTGCGTAGTTTGAATCCCAGAGGCCGCGCCGTTTGAGCACGGCGATGACATCGCGCGGATCGCAGCCGGCCATGCAGCGCACTTGCACGGCTTCGCGACCGTCGAACACAATCAGCGACGGCGAACGATCTTCATGCGCCGGACAACAGCACGCCCACTGCCGGCCGGAACGTTTGCCACCAAGCGCGAGTGCGATTTGTTCTGCGTTCATGTGTCCAGTACTTGAATTTCTACCCGCAACATTTCGATAGGCCGCAGGTCGGCTTGCGGCACAAAGAACGCCGGGCGGTTACCAGCCGGGTCGGACCAATACTTGTCTTGCTTGCCATCGGCGCCGTAAGCCCAGCCAATCAGATCGAACGCCGGCGGGTCGGCGTGGACCAACACATACGGCAGATGGTCCTTGTCCGCCGGATGCAAGATAAGTTGGTGCCAAGACTGGCGGCGCGTGCGCACTTCAATCAGACCGCCGACATCGACAGCACTGAAATTGTTAACCGAGCCGGCCCAGAACAGATTGAAATGTTTTGCTACTGCCATTTCTCCCATGCAAGCAATCACGTCGATTTCCCACGCACCCTCTTTGTCCGGTGCGCCGTACTTGGCGCAGATGTTGCGCTTGAGATTTGATATTCGCCGCATCATTCCGATGTTGCTGGCGATGAGTAATTCCGGCGCTGTCAGGGATACAACACTCATACCGACACACTGGCCTTTACGGCGCCCCATGCTTTGAGTTTGTTGATGGCATCCTTGTAGTTGTCGCACCAGAAATACGGGTAGCCGTTGAGCACGCAGAATTCGGAAAACGATTGTTGCCAGTCAGACAACTTGCTGCCTTGGCGTTTCAATTCCAGAAAATGCACGCCGCCGAATTCATGCAAATCCTCAAATGTCTGGATTGGCGCCAGCAGAATAAAATCGGGCCAGCCGACCTGCACGCCCATGCGTTTCAGCCGCATCGCCGTTGCCGGATGCCGGTACTCGCCGGCCGGGAAATGCGACCAGCGCCAGCCCGGCATCTGCCAGCGGCGCAGCGTGTCGGCGACCATGCAGTGCGTGACGTATTCTTTGGCCGCCGGCGTTTTTACGCCGCGCTGACGTTTGCTTTTGAACAGCGACAATTGCGCCATGCGCGACCCCTAAGCCGCTGCGCTGTTTTGTTCTGGCTCAAAGTCCCATAGCGCTTGCGGCGCGTCGTAACCGTTTGCGCGCAACTGCTTTCGCATCATCGGGTAAAATCGGGCCGGAAAGCTTTTGCGTCCATTCACCCAGTGGTGGACTTGCGGCGGTCGCCGGCGCACCAGCCGCGCCACGGAACTTATGCCACCCAGCGCCGCGACCACGGCCGACTGCGTTGAAAGTATTTGTTTTTTGCGTTTAGCCATTTTGGAATGCCTTTTTGGGGAGAGGCACTCTCACCGTCGCGATGTTTACACAGACCGGCAATGTTTCATTCTGTGCTATTTTGCATCACAACTTTTTTACAAATGAAACGTTTTGACACAGCATGATGCAGAATGAAACACGCTTGCCCCTACCAGTTACCGCCGAGCGGTTTATGGTCTGTCACGCATTCATCAGAAAACTGTTGCACTGATTTTTTTACAGTTTAACGTTTTGTAATTAGCACTTTCTAACTAGCCACATCTTTGAATCCCGATTTGACCCGGCAGAGTCCGTTGCAGGGAGTAAGCAGTGCTGACCCAAGCGCAACTCAAAGCCCGCGAAAATAGATTGACCGCTTCCGTTGCGCCGGTGGTCATGGGTGACGATCAAGCCAAGCTGACCGAACGCTGGAAAGTTGCCATCGGCGCCATGCCCGAACCGGACTTGTCCGATGTGTGGGCGGTGCAGTGGGGATCACACGGCGAAACGTTCACCCTCGACTGGCATGAACGCAAAACCGGCCAGCCGCTGACCGAGCGCGGCACGTTCTGCCCGCATCCGACGCTGCCCTATATCGGTTGCACGCTCGACGCCTACCGCGCCTTCGACGATTGCGTGCTCGACTGCAAAGTCAGTTCCAGCTTCAACCCGCTCGACGACATCATCGAATACTACACGCCGCAGATCATCGTGCAGATGCGCTGCCGGCAAGCGGCGCGTGGCGCGTTACTGGTCGTCCACGGCACCGCCGCCCCGCGCGAACTGGAAATCAAGGCGGACCCGGAATACGAAAAGGAACTGTGGGAGCGCATGGCCGCGTTCTGGCTGTGCGTTGAAACGTTGACCCCGCCGATGGCACTCCCCAAGGCCATCCCGCCGTCGCAGTGGCGCAAGATCGTCCTCGACCCCGACAATGAGGGCGTGTGGCCGAACTGGGGGCAGGACATGGCGGCGTGCTTGCGGGTGTGGAAGTTCACCAAGGCACACGCCGATATGTACGCCGAAGCCAACAAGGAACTGCGCGGCATCGTCCCCGACGATGTCGGGCTGATCGAGTTTGAAAATATGCGTGTCATCCGCAACCGCGCTGGCGCCATCACCGTGAAGCGAGGCTAACCCATGTCCCTCCCCGCGCTTGTCCCGCAGTCGCTGCATGAAGCCATGGAGCTTGCCGACCAGCTTGCCAGTAGCCGGCTGATCCCGAAAGATTTCAAAGGCTCACCGCCCGATATTCTCTCAGCCATTTCGCTGGCGCAGCGCTGGCAAATGGACATCTGGGCGGTGATGGAGCA